GATATTCAGGAGATTCTAGTAAGATCTGCTAGTGATTTGATTGACCTTGATCATCCTAACTATCAGTTTGTTGCTGCTAGGTTACTTCTCTTTGGTCTTAGAAAGCAAGTCTTTGGATCACAGTGGTTGACCAAGGGATACCCCACTGTATTAGATCATGCCTTTGCATCTGCGTCTAAGGACATATATGACAAAGAGATCTTGAGTAAATATAATGAAGAGGAGTGGGATAAGATTAACTCTTGGGTTGATCATGACCGTGACTATCTTTTTACCTATGCTGGCCTACGTCAGGTAGTTGATAAGTACCTTGTACAAGATAGAAGCAGTGGTGAAGTCTATGAGACACCACAGTTCATGTATATTATGATTGCTGCTACTCTATTCCAAAATTACCCATCAGAAAACAGGTTAGATTATGTCAGAAGATACTACGACGCAATCAGCAAACACAGAATCAACATCCCAACGCCAATCATGGCAGGGGTGCGAACTCCCTTACGACAATTTGCCTCCTGTGTTCTCGTTGATGTTGATGACACGCTTAACAGCATCTTCAGCAGCGACATGGCTATTGGTTACTACGTTGCTCAAAGGGCGGGAATTGGCATCAATGCAGGCCGAATCCGTGGCATCAACGCTAAGATCAGGGGCGGTGAAGTTCAACACACGGGTGTCGTCCCGTTTCTCAAAAAATTTGAGAGCACTGTCAGATGTTGCACTCAAAATGGCATCAGAGGTGGATCAGCAACTGTCCACTTCCCAATCTGGCATCAAGAAATAGAAGACATACTTGTCCTTAAGAACAATAAAGGTACAGAGGATAATAGAGTCAGAAAACTTGATTATAGTATACAAATTTCAAAATTATTTTATGAGAGATTCATCAATAATGAGGATGTTAGTTTATTCAGTCCTCATGACGTGCCTGGTCTGTATGATAGCTTTGGCACCCCTGCCTTTGATGACTTATATGCTCAATATGAAGCAGATGATTCAATCCCACGAACATCAATCTCAGGTCAAGAATTGATTCTAGATCTCCTTAAGGAGAGAGCAGAGACTGGTCGTATTTACATAATGAATATTGATCATTGTAATGAGCATTCTTCATTCAAAGATAAAGTAAGTATGAGTAACCTCTGTCAGGAGATTACATTGCCTACAGATCCTCTTCAGCATATTGATTCTACTGAAGCTGAGATTGCATTGTGTATATTATCTGCTATTAATGTAGGTAAGATACGTTCTTTAGATGATTTAGAGGAGTTATGTGACCTTGCTGTACGTGGTTTAGAAGAGTTAATTGATTACCAAGATTACCCTGTTAAAGCAGCACATCTTGGAACACTTGCAAGACGCTCTTTGGGAATTGGCTACATAGGATTAGCACATTACCTAGCAAAGAACGGAGTAAAGTATGACGACCCAGAAGCATGGAAACTTGTCCACGACTTATCTGAGGCTTTCCAGTACTATCTCCTCAAGTCCAGTAACGAAATCGCAAAAGAAAAAGGGAAGTGCGAATATTTTCATCGCACCAAGTATGCAGATGGTATCCTCCCAATCGACACTTACAAATCAGATGTCGATGAAATTGTCCCCAATGAATTGAGTTATGATTGGGCATCTCTTAGAATATCTATCTTGGAACACGGTCTTAGGCACTCAACACTGTCCGCACAAATGCCTTCAGAGAGCAGCTCCGTTGTGTCAAACGCTACCAATGGAATCGAACCTCCTAGAGCACACATGTCCACTAAGAAATCGAAGAAGGGGCCTCTTAAGCAGATAGTACCTCAGTATGGAAGTCTTAAGAACGATTATACACTCCTCTGGGATATGCCTGGGAATACTGGTTATATTAATATTGTTGCAGTTATGCAGAAGTTCTTTGATCAAGCGATTTCTGGAAACTGGTCCTATAATCCGACTCATTTCGAGGACTCTGAAGTTCCTGTTAGCGTAATGGCACAGGATCTTTTAACAACCTATAAGTATGGTTGGAAGACATCTTACTATCAAAATACTTATGATAATAAGACTGACTTTGATGAACCTGCACACCCAATTGGATGGCATGATGAGCAGGATAAAAAAGAATCCATCCATGATTTAATTGATGACATTTTCGCTGAAAAGGAGGAGTCTTGTGATAGCTGTGCGATCTGATAACATTAAAGGTATGACTGTCTTCAATACGAAGCAGGTTGATACATCCAAAGGACAGATGTTCTTTGGTCCTCCACTAGGAGTCCAGCGATACGACAAGTTTAAGTATCCTATTTTTGATAAACTAACACAGACACAGTTAGGCTTCTTCTGGAGACCAGAAGAAGTTTCGTTGCAGAAGGACAGGGCAGACTACCCTACATTAAATGCAGCACAGAAGCATATATTTACAAGTAATTTAAAGTATCAGATCCTTTTGGATAGTGTACAAGGTCGTGCTCCTGGTATGGCCTTCTCTCCATACTGTTCATTGCCTGAACTTGAAGGATGTATGAGCATATGGCAGACTATGGAGATGATTCATAGCAGATCATATACTCACATCATTAAGAATGTATATCCAGATCCATCAGAGGTCTTTGATACCATACTAGATGATGATAAAATTCTCTCTCGTGCTGAGTCAGTGACTAAAGCATATGATGACTTCATTAATGTAGCAAATGAGTGGGGTCAGAGTAATAATTGGAAAGAAGATTGGAGAGAGCACATTAATGCAGAATGGACTAGGAAAGATTTAAAACAACACTTATACAGGGCGGTAGCTAATGTCAACATTTTGGAAGGTATACGATTTTATGTCTCCTTTGCTTGCTCTTTTGCTTTTGGTGAACTTAAATTACTGGAAGGGAGTGCAAAGATCATCTCCCTCATTGCAAGAGACGAGTCACAACACCTTGCAATTACTCAAAACATCTTAAACAAGTGGAAGGATGGTGATGATCCTGAGATGGTAGAGATTGCTAATGAAGAAGAGGAGAATGTCTATGAGATGTTTAGAAAATGTGTAGAAGAAGAGAAAGAATGGGCAGAATATCTATTTAAAGATGGTTCAATTATTGGATTGAATGATGTATTACTACAGAAATATGTTGAGTGGACTGCCAATCGTCGTTTAAAGGCCATTGGATTGAAACCTATATTTGATACACCATTAGCAAACAATCCACTTCCTTGGACAGCACACTGGTTATCTTCTAAAGGTATGCAGGTTGCACCACAAGAGACAGAGGTTGAATCATATGTTGTTGGTAGCATCAAACAGGATGTTAAGAAGGATACATTTGCTGGTTTTAAATTATGATTGATGATTCTAATTGGAGAGAGGAACTCAAGTCTTATACATCTAGTAAAAAAGAACTTGAGTTGCTAGAGAATGGACCTAAAAGTCTTGCACAGTCTTGGTATATGGGTGCATTATATAATAGGTGGAAGAAAATCAATGGTATCAAAGAAGAAGAACCACCTAATTGTCAGTCAAGTTTAAAAGAATTTTTAGAAAGAACTAAAGATCAAGGAATTTAATAAATAGGAGACATGGAATGAAAATTATGGGATGGAAACCACCAATGAGACCTGCGTGGGTGAAGGAGATTATGAAAATGCCTGGACATACCAAGGTACAACTTTTACTTCTGCTGATATTGGCGACTTCTTCGGTTACGTCTACTGTATCACTAATATCCAGACAGGGAAAAAATACATCGGACGTAAATACTTTACCAGTTGTAGAAAGCCTAGAAGTGGCAAAAGTAAACGGAGAGTTACGACTGAGAGTGACTGGAAACGCTACTACGGAAGTTCTCCAGAACTTAAAGATGACGTTAAAAAATTTGGACGCTCAACTTTTAAACGAGAAATAATATCTTTACACTCTACCAAAGGAAAAGTAAACTTTGAAGAGACAAGACAGTTGTTCGTAAACAATGTTCTCACTGAGGCATTGGATGATGGTACACCAGCATATTATAATAGCAATATTCTAGGACGTTATTACAGGAAGGATTATTTTCAAGGACAATGATAACTGTACAATGCACAGTCTGTGGTGTTGAATTGCATGGACATGAGACGAAGACAAAATGCTGTGGTTGCCCTAACATGACAACTGTATGTGGAGAGACTGTATCGGCTGTAGATATGTCTAAAGTTATAATGTTAACAAATGTTAATAAGACCAAAAAAACTGGTGTATTAACTGATGATGATCTAAAATACCAAGAGGCTCGCCGTCAACGCAAAGTCCGTAAAATTAATTTTGAGGAAAGATGATTAACTTAGATGAAAAATTCCATAGTTACCTAGAGAAAGGTGGTAAGACCTTTAGAATTGATGGTGTTAATGAACCTTTAACTGGATACGGATATCATTGTGATGGAAACGACATCAAAGGATACTGGGTTAACACAACCAACTATAAATTGTACTATAATCTAAACGAGCAGTTCCTTAAGATGGAACCACTAAACAAATCAAGCGATTAACATGAAAATTTTTATTGACAGTGCAGACACAGAAGCAATTAAATCCTGTTACAAATCAGGAATTATAGATGGCCTTACTACAAACCCATCTCTTATTCGTAAGAGTGGTAAGAAGCATGAAGATGTTTATCAAGAATTAAAAGAGATAGGTCTTACTGATATTAGTATGGAGGTCATAGGAAGTAAGGAGAATATGATCTCTGAAGGAAAGAGGCTATATAAGAAGTTCGGTAAGGTTGCTACAATCAAAGTACCTTGTACTGTTGATGGCCTTAAAGCATGTAAAGAATTAAGTGATGGTGGTATTAAAGTAAATGTTACTTTAATATTCTCTCAGTCACAAGCTATTCTTGCATCAAAGTCTGGAGCAACTTACGTATCACCATTCGTAGGTAGAGTGGATGATAATTCTTTTGGTGGTCTATGTCTTATAAAAGATATCGCTAATGTATATCAAAGACATGGTGTTGAGACTAAAGTTCTAGCAGCATCACTCAGAAATGTAAGAGATGTAGGTAGAGCATTTGAATATGGTGCAGATATTGTTACCATGCCACCTAATGTATTTGATGGAATGTATAAACATATTCTTACTGACAAAGGTTTGGATTTGTTTGACAAAGATTATGCTGCATCCTTAGAAATTCAATAAACAAATGCAAAACTTCACCGTATATTCTAAAGACGGCTGCCCTTATTGCAGACAGATAGTAGATGTATTAGGTCTCTCGGAATTAAATTACGTCGAGTATAAACTTGGTATAGATTTCAGTAAAGAAGCATTTTATGGACAGTTTGGAGATGGTGCTACCTTTCCACAAGTAGTCCTTAACGGTGAAAACCTTGGAGGTTGTCAGGAATCTATAAGATATATGCAAAAAGAAAACATATGTTGTAGAGTATAATGAAAGAAATATCCGAAGCAGAATTGGAGGCCAAATTTGAAGACTACGTAGAACGTTGCGAAGAAGGCGAAGTCTTTATCATTAAATGTTTTGATGGTAGACGAGTGGCAATGGTTCCAGCAGATGAATATGCTGATGTGTTACCAAAGACACTTGACAACGACGACGATTCGTGCGATGATGTGTG